ATGAAAACTGGCGTGAAAACTATTCTCTCTATCGTGATAAGGTGCAAACAAACCGCCTTACACAACGTCAGTCTGTCAATGTTCCTCTCATGAAGGAAACAATCCGGACTATTCTTGCCAATACAGACGAGACGCCAGACCTCACCTTTGAGAACCTTGAGAACGATAAGCAAAAGGAGATATTCATCAATGCTCACTGGGAGCAGTGGATGGTAGACGATAACTTTGAGATTAAGGACATCGTAGACAAGAAGCAGGAGGCGCTGTACGGCGTGTCAGCTATTAAATTGAACATTTATGATGGTATGGTCCATTCGGAGGTGTTAGAGCCCTACGATTGGGTCTGTGACCGCTATGCAGACCCCTCAGACATCGACGGCACCGCTTCTTACATGGCACATATCAATATCTTCCGCACAATTTCCGCATTGGAAGCAAACCCGATGTACGACAAAGAAGCGATTCGGGAGCTGAAAAATGTATATTCCACAGATGCCGGGCTTATTATGGCCGAAGAGAACATCGAGCAGGCACGTGCACGAAGTGAACGGTTGCAGGATATGGGTCTTGTTGATACGGAAAACCCCATGATTGGTGAAACAGTGGTAAATCTCACCGAACACTACGTGAAGGTGTGGGACGATGATAAAGAAAAGTTTTGTATTTGGCTGTATGTTTCTGTAGGAGATATCAAATTGGCAGCAAAACGGCTCGAAGACGTGCTCAATATAAACTTCTTCCCATTCGTATCATGGTCAGATGACGTAGAAAAGACCGATATCTATCCTGATGGTGTTGGAGATATTGTCCGAACTCCGAACAAGATTGTGAACTCATGGTTCTCTCAAATGACCGAGAACCGAGCACTCCGGAACTTCGGTATGACATTCTACGACGTGACACAGGACGATTCATACACACCGCAGTCATACGAAGCGTCACCATGGGCATGGATTCCTACTCCGGGAGATCCGAACAAGACAACGAAACGTGTCGATATCCCCGACCTTTCAGAAAGTTTGGATGAAATGAACTTCGTTATTGGCATGGTGGAGAAAGCAACAGCTTCCACAGCAACGGAAAAGGGTGTGAGAGAGGAGGGAGAAGCAACATTGGGGCAGATAAAGCTCATGCTCTCCGCTTCAAACAAGCGAATCACATCCATTTCTAAGTTTTATAAAATCGCACGCCGACAGTTAGGGGATAAATGGGCAGCCTTGAACGAAGCAAACGCTGAATATATCAAACCGGTAAAACTCCACAAGAAGTCATACAAAGGTAACTATTTCTCTACAGAAGTGAGCCCGAAAGACTGGAAAGGAGAAGAAGGGTACTCATGTCGTGTTGTATCGTCCGCAGAACGCTCTCAGAAGGGCATAGAGGAGGTCCAGAAGCTCCAGGCGATATCTAGTATGTTTCCTGAGAATAAACCGCTTAAAAAGCTTCTCAAGCAGCGAGCGCTCGGTATCATTGATGACCTATCCCAGGAAGAGATAGACGAAGTGATTAACTACGACGAAAGCGCAGAGATGGCAATGGCGCAACAAGCTCAGCAAGCACCGGTAGAATCACCATTATCAGTACCTCAGATGACCCAATAACATGGAAGATTTACTCAGAAAATTCAATCTCACAAGAGATGACCTCACTCCCCAGGAACAAGATACACTACAGCAATGGTCAGATATGCTTTCACAGAAGCAGCTCAAACTGGAAGACGTGAAAAAGTATGTGAATGAGATGATTGAGTCAATCGAGAGAGAGATGACCGGGTATGAGAGCCCGAACACACTTGTCAATCTTGTATTTAGTAAGCGCCGGGACCGGCATTTACGTGCAAGATTGCGCAATTACTTACTACTCCGTGACTTTCTCACATCGCCTGAAAAGGCAAGGTCGTATGTTGAGAAGAGCTTGTCCGGATTAGCAAGCAAGAATTATAAGTCTTAATTACATAGCACAATGATGGATTCAAAATCACAGGAGTTGTTCGATACGCTCGTAGGGCGTGGAATCGAAGAACTTTCCAAAGATGAGACCGCCTTTCTTATGGGACGTCGTGGCTATATGTCCGAAGACCAGAAGAAGAAATTTGCTTCTGTTATCAAGGCACATGAAACGGCTGCGAAGAAAG